GTTGCGGAATATTTCTGGATCGAGAAGAAAACGCACACGATTGGGCAGTTGCCGGACGGGCAGATTGTGCGCGATCCGGTTGCCCCCATGAATGTAGTGCGCACACGCAAGGTCGATGTGCCGCAGGTCAAGTGGGCCAAGATCACCGGCGCTGAAGTTCTGGAAGGTCCGCTTGATATCCCGGCGCGCTGGATCCCGGTCTTTACTGTCACCGGCGAGGAATGGCACCTCGGGGAGGAGACCTATCGCAGCAGCGTGATCAGGTTCGCCCGTGATGCGCAGCAGCTTTACAATTACGGGCGGTCGGCCCATGCTGAACTGATTTCACTGCAACCGAAGGCCCCGTATCTGGTCACGACAAAGCAGGTTGCAGGGCTGGAAACATTCTGGAATGAGGCCAACAGCAAGAACCGGCCTTATCTCCCCTATAACCCGGACGAAAAGGCAGGCGCACCGCAACGTGCATCGCCTCCGGTGGCATCGTCTGGTCTCTTGCAAGAGATCGCCATTGCCGCGGAGGATATGAAGGCCACAACCGGCATTTTCGACGCCTCTTTGGGTAATCAGAGCAACGAAACAAGCGGGATTGCCATTCAGCGCCGCCAGATGGAGGCGCAGAACGGCACGAGTGTTTATGCCGATAACATGGTCAAGGCGATCTTGCAGACCGGCAAGGTGCTGGTGGACATGATTCCGAAGGTTTACGACACGCAGCGCGTTGTTCAAATCCTGAACGAAAGCGATCAAGAGAAAATGGTTGCAATCAACACGGTCCTGCAATCGCAGAATGGGGTCGTGAGCGTCAATGATCTGACCAAAGGCCGCTATGACGTGAAGATCAGCGTCGGCCCGAGTTACGAGACGAAACGCGAAGCGGCAGCCGATGGCATGATGCAATTCATCCGCGCTGTCCCGCAAGCGGCGGCTGTCACGTCAGATCTGATCGCCTTGGCGCAGGATTGGCCGGATGCCGACAAGTTTGCCGAGCGTCTGCGTAAAACCCTGCCAACGGGAATGCTGTCCGAAGAGAACATGACGCCCGAGGAAATCGAAGCGCGCGATCAGGCGGCGCAGATCGAGCAACAGCAAGCGGCGCAACTTCAACAGATGGCGCAAGCCAAGGCGCAAGCGGAAATTCGCGGCGACATGGCGAGCGCGGCGCAGGATGAAGCGGACGCCCGCAAGACGGAATTGGAATCGGCTTCCCTGCAACTGGAACTGGCAATCAAGTCTGGAATGCTAAACAGCGTGATTCAACAGGCGGTTGCGCAGGTGTTGCAGGGTCAGTTGCCTTCTAATCAACTTGGTCGAGGTGCGATTTGATGCCTCTGTGCGCAAGGTCAAGTATCTGATGGAAGTTATCTCAGCAATCCCCGAAAGGGGCATCGCCGGGCCGAGCGTCAACGGCCTTTAACCACCTGAAAGGGAAAAAATGAGCGACGAAACCAGCGCAGCCGAGGAGGCTGGCGACGGGTCGGAAGTCGTGCGCGAGGAGCCTGAAAAGGTAGATGCGCAGGAAGCCGACAGTCTGGAAGGGCAGGAAGAAGGCGACAGCGCGGAAGATGATAGCGAAAAGCCGCTTTCTGACCGCGAAAAGCGCAAGAAGGATCGCGAATACAAGAAGCGGTTGCGCGAGGATGCAGCGCAGGCGCGGCGCGAACTGGATGCGGCGAAAGCCCGTCAGGAACGCATCACCAAGGCTGGGGAATCATCGGCCCCGCCGCAAGAGAAAGACTTCGATGATTATAGCGATTACGTCGCGGCGAAAGCTGTCTGGCGCTATTCGCAAGAGGATCGCAGCCGTCAGGCTGAGGCCGTGGGGTCCGAGGTCGAGGAAGCCAAGCGAAAGCTACAGCTGATCGACCAGACCGAAAAACGGATTGTGCAAGAGAATTTTGCGGCGCAAGTCGCCAATGCCCGCACCAGATATACAGACTACGACGCGGTAGTAACCGCGCCCGATGTTCCGATCACCGATGCGGTGGTGGAAATCGTGATGCAGTCTGACGTTGGCGCGGATGTGGCGTATCACATTGCCAGCAATAAGGCTCTTGCGGCGGAAATTTCCGCCATGTCACCTATCGAGGCCGCGCGCGCCATAGGACGCATCGAGGCACAGATCAGCGCGCCCAAGCCCCGAACAACCTCAACCGCCCCTGAACCTATTTCCCCGGTCAAAGGAACGGCTTCGGCCACCAAAGATCCGGCGAAAATGAGCATGGCCGAATACAAGAAATGGCGCGCCTCACAGGGGTAAACCAAGGAGCCTAAGAGATGGCTAACGCACTCATTACTCCAAGCCTGATCGCCAAGGAGGCGCTCATGCAACTGGAGAACAACCTGGTGATGGCAAGCCAGGTTCACCGTGAATACCGCAAGGAATTCACCGGCGGGGTGGGCGACACAGTGTCGATCCGCAAGCCGGTGAAATTCTACACGGCAGACGGCGCGTCCCGCGTCAATCAAGATGTGGAAGAAAAATCCACCTCGATCACGATTGACCAGCGCAAGCACGTGTCGTGGGAATTCGCAACGCAGGATCTTACCCTGTCGGTCGAGGAATACTCGGAGCGGTATATCAAACCGGCGATGATCACCCTCGCAAACACCGTGGACAGCAGCCTTTACGGCCTGTATTCCAAGGTGTGGAATTCGGTTGGCACTCCCGGCACCACGCCCGCAGACTTCGCGGCTGTGGCATCGGCTGCGCAACGGCTGGATGAGATGGCGGTCGGTTCCGACATGCGATCCATGATGCTGACACCTGCGGCACGTTATGCCGTTGCTGGCAATCAGTTGACTCTGGATTCGGTCGGCACCAAGGGCACCAGCGCGTATGAAAAGGCACGGCTTGGCGAAATTGCCATGTTCTCGACATTCTCATCGCAAAACGTGCAAAACCACACGGTAGGCATCAAGACCGGCACTCCGCTGGTTAACGGTGCCAACCAGAACGTGACCTATGCAAACGCCACCGGCGCGAACACGCAGATGCTGGTGACGGACGGCTGGACCAACTCGGTGACGGGCATCGTGAAAGCCGGTGATATCATCACCATTGCCGGTGTATACGCGGTCAACCCGGTTCCGGGCGAAGGCACGACTGGCAAGACTGTGATGCGGTATCTCCAGCAGTTCACGGTCATTGCGGACGCCAACTCCGGCGCTTCGACTGGCCCTGCAACTCTGACGATCTCGCCTGCGATCATCACCTCTGGGCCTTTCCAGACCGTGAGCGCAGCACCGGCAGACAATGCGGCGATCACCGTTCTGGGCACTGCCTCGACGGCTTACCCGCAAAACCTTGGCTTTCACAAGAACGCCTTTGCGCTTGTTACTGTCCCTCTGGAAATGCCGGATGGTGCAGCGTTCAAGGCGCGCGAAAGCCACAACGGTCTGTCGGTTCGCGTGGTCAAGGACTACGACATCGCAGAAGATGTGGATATCATCCGTCTTGATATCCTCTATGGTGTCAAAGCGATTTACCCCGATTTGGCGGTTCGCCTCTGGGGTTGATGACAACGGGGCGGGCTTAACGGCCCGCCCTTTCTTTTCGTGAGGTAATCCAATGGCAACAGCCCGTGACATTGTGGAGCGCGCCTATCGAAAGATTGCGCTGAAAGCCGAGGATGAGGCAATCACCGGCGATATGCTGGAACATGGGATTGAGACGCTCAATTCGATGATTTTCGGATGGGAGCTGTTCGGGGTTGATACCGAACATACTGCGCTTGCGGCAACGGATACGTTGCCGCTCGCGGCACGGTTCGAGGAGGGCACGGTTTATCAGCTTGCATCGCGGCTTTCGCCTGATTTCCTTGTGCCAGCGCCTGATGCAGACATGTTCTTTCGGGCCTTGCAGGCGGCTTACATGGTCATCGAGGAATCGACCATCAACAGCGCAATCATTCGCGTTCCCAGCAGGCTTGAGGGCCGCAACGCAACGTCCAGCGTGACCTGACATGCCAGCGATCGAGTTCGTCACGCAATCCAACAGGGACAGTGACAATCGGGCCGCGACGACTGAGCGGCTTGTGAATTTCTACCCGGAGCCGCTGCCGCAAGGCGCGAGGGCGCAATTTTCGCTGCGGTCGGTTCTCGGGGCAATGCCATTTGCCAATACAGACGCGGTGTTTATCCGCGCGCTGGAGGTTGTCCCGGATCTGGATAACACCAGCGCGGACAGGCTTTTTGCGATCTTTGGCGGCATGATTGCGCAGATCGACGCGGCGGGCGGCGTTTCAATTATTTATGCCGTGGCGGATGATGTAAATACGACGATCAGCGGCAACTCTGGAGATGTGACGATCTGTTCAGGCGGTCAATACCGCCTATGGGATGGGGCGACACTCACAAGCCCGACAGCGGGCGCGTTCTCGGACTTCGGGTCGGTTGAATATGTCGGGGGTTACACGCTCTTGACGGAACGCAATGGCCGCAGGTTGCAATGGTCGGCCCTGCGTGATCCATCGTCATTGCCGGGATTGAACTTTGCCACCGCTGAGGCGCGGGACGATGTAATCTTGCGCGGTGTGGCGATCAACGGCAACTATTGGATATTCAAGACCACGAGTATCGAGATTTGGCAGGTTACGGGGCTTGCGAGCGAGAATGCCTTTTCTGCCATTCCAGGCCTTGTGCTGGAACGCGGTCTGCGCGGATTCAATCTGGTGACAAAGTTTCGCGGCGGCGCGTTTTTCATCGGGTCCGACAATGTGCCTTACCTGGCGGGGGGGTCGGAAATCAAGGCGCTGCCCAATTTGGGCGTCCAGACCGCAATTGAAAATGGCGACCCGACGCACTGCCACTATCACGAGGATGAAGGGCACCAGTTTCTGTGCATCCGCTTTCGGGACCGGCCTGCGTGGGTGTTTGATCTTGCAACGGGGCTTTGGCATGAGCGCGCCGAGGGTGAGGACGACGCATGGTCGGCAACAGCATCCGTCAGGGCTTTCGGGTCTTGGCGCACGGCGCATACGGATGGGACAGTGAGAACGTTGCAACGGTCCAATTCTGACGGATCAGATGCGTTAATCCGACGAGCTGTGTCGCAAACTGTCTACAACGGCGGCGAGCGGTTCAGGGTTGGGAAGCTGGAGATTGTCGGGCGCGTGGGGCGCTCTGATTTGGGGCGCGAGGCGCGTCTTGGCCTTCGCATAAGCCGGGATGGCGGGAATACGTTCGGGCCTTCCATCGAGCGCGATATGGGCGATCTGGGCGAATACGAACAACGCATGGTGTTTCGGACGCTCGGACAGGCGCGGGCTTTCGCCGCTGAGGTTCGGGTTTCGGATGCTGCGGACCTGAATATCTATTCATCGGCAAATCTGGTGTTGGCATGAGGCCCAATGCGCAGGTCAAATACGTCAAGCCTGACGGCGCTCTGACGATTGAGGGACTGAAATTCATAGACGCGCTGGCGCGTGAAATCGAGACACTGAGGGCAGAAGTTGACGCGCTGACGGTGCAGGGCGCTGACCATGAATCGCGAATTACGGCGCTGGAGCCGTGAGGATAAGCGCAGCGGATGCCCGGCAATACTGGGCCGACCCTACGCAACAGTTAATGGGCACCACGCCTGACATTCTGCCAGAGAACGACGCGTTTGTTTACTACGCCAGTGTTGACTTGTGCCTCATGTTTCACACGGCCTTCTGGGATGGCTTCTGGATGGTTCACGCGGGCGTGAAGCCCGAAGGGTGGGGCGCTCTGGATGGTCAGGGCTTGGGCCTCTTGCGCGAGTTTTGGACCGACATTGAGCCGCGCGGCATTGTCGCTTGGATCGAGAG